TGAAGTGGCTGGCCGGCTCTCCCCTTGGAAAAGGGAAGTCGACAGTTAAACTTCGTAGGGGAGTACCTGCTATATTGCCGGGCGCATTGCGCAAGGCGATATACTCAGGGAATCTCGCTGCGGTTCGGGTCGCTCTGACACTCTTTGGAGTGGCTAGGACGATCTACCATAAGGGGGACATCAGGACCTCGACGATTACGGAACCTTCGAGTTGGGCTCCCAGCCCTTCCCGAGAGGCGACGTTCTCGAAGAGAGTCAAGGTGGCCCTTAAGTGGCTGAAGATAGGCCAGTTCCCGCGGCCGAAGGTCTCCGGGCTGCCCGACATCGTTAAGGTGTCGAACCGCCAAGGGCCCAACGGTCACGCCGTTCTGGCTGCCCATTGGGACGCCTATGCTTTGCGGCATAGCTCCGTCTGGAACACCTACTGCTTTCTTGCGAAAGCATGGGGTCTATCATTCTTAATCCACTCGGTAGAGGCCCTGGCACTAGTGACCAGCCCGATGATCAAGAAGTACCCCATTGTCGAGAAGACTCTCCCGCAATCCCGGGCAATCTTAGGAAAGCTCGGGGTTAAGAGAGAGCCTCTAGGCAAAATGAGGGTCTTCGCGATCTCGGATTTCTGGACCCAGACCCTCCTTCGGTTGTTACACAATTTCCTCATGGAGGAGTTGCGTAAGTTACCTATGGATGGGACTTGGGATCAAGGAAAGGCCGCGGATCGAGTTCGGGAGGAAACCAAGAAGGGAACAACGCTTTACAGCTTTGATCTCTCCGCGGCTACCGACCGATTCCCGGTCCGCTTCCTTGTCCTTACACTAGCTGTCCTCGTAGGACCAGAGGTCGCCGAAGCCTGGAGAACACTCCTGGTTGACCGGGACTACTGGCATCAAGGGGTAGCATATCGCTACGGCGCCGGTCAGCCTATGGGGACCCTTTCGTCTTGGGCAAGTTTCGCACTTGCTCACCACGTTGTGGTCCAAATAGCTGCACGGCTCGCAGGATACGAAGGCCTATTCCAAGGTTACGCACTTCTCGGGGATGACATTGTCATCTTCGATGAAGCCGTGGCCGAGGAGTACCGGTTGCTAATGTCGGAACTGGGTGTAACCATTAATGACTCAAAAAGCATTAATGGTCCTGGCACCGCGGAGTTCGCGAAGCGAATCTTCCACGGTGGGACAGAGGTAACTGGAGTGTCTGGTGCTCTAGTTGCGCAAGCGGTTTCGAATCTTTCGGGACTGAGAGTCCTGGTGGAAACGTTACTGCTGCGTGGCTTTATCATCACACACCAATCCTTCTATGTTGCGTCCCTGCATCTTACCATCCAAGGTAAGATGACTCGGGCATGGCGATACATCCTAGCATCGCTGCTAGGGCCAGAGGCTCCGCTCGCAGTGCAGCCAGCGCTGTGGGGCGGGCTTATGGTCTACCCTCTTGAGTACCTATGTGGCACCCAAGCTGATAGCCACGCGCCCGGCAAGAGGCCGTCCTTCTTTCGAAGGCCGGACTCGTCCACCGCTGAAGCTTCGACGGAGGGTCCCGTAATGGGACCCCTACCGTGCGAGCCAGGCGTTCTGGAATCCGAGATTTTGCGGTATCGCAGTTTTACTGCGATACGTAGGGCTCGGGAAAGTCAGACTGAGTGGATGGCGACTCTCTCAGGGAACCTCAACGCCCTCCTTAGGGGATGGGTGTTAAAGGGCCCTGTAGAGAAATCGCTCAAGGGAACCGATCCCGACTTCTCCTACATACCCAATGCACAGCAATGGGCAAGGGAGCTGATCGAGGTCGGTCACCCTGCTACGGCCATAGCTCTTAAGCCGCAAGATCAAACTGATCATACGGAGTGGGAGCTAGCGGACCTTAGTATTCCGCTTAGTCCCGGCGACTGGTTACAGCCGACGGTGTGGGGACTCGCACCTTCCGGTGACATGCGCATCCTAGTGAAGGCGAGACGGATGTCTCACTTTGCTATCGATGTCGCACGAGCCGTAGCTGCGACTCTACCTTTGGCCTTTGAGTGGCAAGAGCCAGGAGCCCTGGAGATGATCCGGGAGGGATGGGAGCTAGAGACGACTGAGTTCTGGAAAGAACAGCAGCCATCCTAATCCTGTCCCTGCGGGGAGTCTTCAGAGCTCCGCCATCAGTAGAGGGTCACCCCTCCTGACTTCCCTGGTTAGGAGGCCTCTGCTGGTGCCCCATGCGACCGTTGGTCACAGTAGGGGCCCCGGCGCAGGACGGTCCTCCTCGAGCTCGGTCAAAACTAGTTCCAACTAGTTGAATTTGGCCAGCCACCTCGGGGCGACAGATCGGGACCTGCGCCTAAAGGCGTACGAGGGAAGACAGCCGTGGCCTCGCACCC